GCTTCCAAAGAAGATCCGAACCGTATCTTCTTGAGCCGTATTCTCATGGTCGACCACATCCGATGTGACAGGCTTCTTGATGTTGACGCTGACGGATTGTCCGCCGACGGTGTAGGTCTTCTTCAGTTGGAAGTCGACCGCTACACCATTTCCTGTTCCTATAACTCCGCCGACTAATTCGAAGTCGGTCCAATCGCGCTTCCGAAATCCGTTTGCCTTTCCAGCAGCATTCATAAAAAACTGAAGGATGACGTCCTTTTGTTCTTGATTGACGGTCGCGGCAACATCCCAATTTCTCCTGGGCATCGACCACCATTGATTGCGCTGTTCAGACCCAGACGCCGCGGTAATGATGCCTGTGTTGAACATCGGGCCGCCCTTGGCAGGCATGGGGATGGAATCGAAGTCGGGGAACTGGATTTCTAGGAATCCCACTTAGGCTCTCGACATGGCGCTGAGTGCGCCCTGCATGGTTGTGTTGGTTAGCTGTGAACTGGAGTAACCGAAGGGATCACTAGGGCGTGGAGCGAGATAGATGTTCTGTGTGAAGTTAACTGTCTTCCCGCTTTGACCACCTACTGCATGATTGGGAATAACGCTGAGTCCGGTTCTTCCGCCGAAGATTGGCTCGGGTCCAATTTCCCCCGCGATTCCCCATTTACCTGCAGGGAGAAACCCGCCCTCGGCAAAACCCCCGCCGAATGCTCCAGCGATTGCCCCGCCGATGGTCTTTAGAGCAGAGAAGAGAACTGAACCGATTTGGGAGAAGAAGTCGCCAATCTTAGAGAATAGTTCCCCCATCTTGGCCTGAACTTTCCCAAGTATTCCGCTCAGTGGATCGCCTGAATCCCCACCCTCTGACGATCCTGATGCTCCGCCGCCAAGACCCAGTATTCCGGTTCCACCGTTATCGACAATTACGTGATAGGGATTCTCCTTGCTGCCATCGGATTTAGCCAATCCAAGAGCCTTCGCGATTGGACCGAGGATGAACTTCTGAACCACCGCGCGCGCAATGGACTCCTTAATGGTGTCGAGTAGGGAACCAATGTCGAATTTGAAGTGGGCGAGAAGGTTGGTTAGCTGATCTTCGAGAGCCGAAAATATCTTGGCGAAGGCATCGTGAACCACCTTGGCGGCATTGGTTGCGTAATCTGCATATTGCCGGAAGAATACCTTCGCGCCTTCGGTTGCCTTCCCTTGGCTAAGAATTACTTCATCGATGGATGCCTTAAACTGCTGAATCCCAAGTAAGTCATCCAGTTCTTTTGACAGGCTCTTTTTGTTAGCCGTCAGTTTACGAATGAAGTCGGTATAGAAATCGGTTCCGGATAACATTGGCAGAATTTTGGGTTCGATGATCGGTATGTTCTGGAGCCCATTCTCTAGTTCTCCGGTCTTGCCTATAATCTCATCTATTTTCTTCTTGGCTTCGTCGCCGATCTTATCGATCTGGTTAAGGTAATCAGTGATATAACCGACAGCCAACCCACCTACACGTTGCGGGCCTTTTTTAGAAAAGTCCGCGAACTTGGCCATGTCTTCTGCAAGCTTGTCGCTATTCTCGCGTAATTCTTGGGAGGCTTTTATAAATGGAGCTTCTGCCTCACCCGCGCCTGCTAGGATTCCACTTGCTATTGATTTCCGAACGTCTTCGACCGCGCGCTTGAAGTCTTCCGCATACTTCTTTGCGGCTGCAGCGGCTTTCGCTAGGGCTGCTGCGTCTGGAAGATTAGGAGGTTGGACCTTCGGAACAGGGAACTGCTTGTTCAGTGTTTCGATTCCTTTGGCGAACTCCCCAGAGCTTCCGAACAACTGCTGAGAGATGGTTACGGTCTTGGTCATGGAACCGTTTACCGCTTCCCATCCCGCTTGCAAGTTGTGAAGTTCTTGCGCTAATTCCGCGACCTCGCCCTTGTCAGCCAGTCCGATGAATTCAAGGAATTTCGCATTGTTTAAATCGAGCCATGCCTTTGTATCGCGAACGGCATATCCGAACTTCAGCCATTTCGAAGTTAGGCTTTCGATCAGTTCCCCAGTATTTCTTCCAATGTTCTGGGTAATCGATCCCTCGGTTGTATTAGAGGCCTTCGATACTTCGATAAATCCTTCGGTTAGACGAGTCAGCGAAGGAAGTAACCCAGTAAGAAACTGTCTCGATACTCCATCGGAGACGGCCTGTAGTCTAGTGAGGTTGTCGTTGAACTCTTGCGCCGCGGCCGACGTCGTACCGCTTATCTCTAGGCCGAGCGATTGCGCTTCCTCTTGCATCTTGCGGATACCGGCCGCGCCTTCGTTCAAAAACGGGATTAGTTCTTTGCCGGATCTCCCGAACAACTGCAACGCGATATTTGTCTTACCCGCTCCATCGGCGAAGCTCTGGAACTTATCGGAGATTTGCAGAAGTATATCGACAGTCGGGCGCAGATTGCCGTTAGCGTCCCGAGCTTTAATGCCTAGCGCCTGCAATGCTGCCGGCGCTCCTTTACCCTCAACTTCATCTGACATCCCCGCCAGGGCTTTCGAAAGAAGACCTACACCGGTTGAGAAGGTTTCAACCGGAACGTTGGACAACTTGAGGGCGTGTTGTAGGGTGCTGAGGTCTTCAACCGAGATGCCAATTTTCTGAGAGAGTTTGCCGAGCTGATCTACCCCTTCGGATAGTCCTTTTACGAAGTCGACCGCGACACTGGCAGAGATGGCACCGATACTGACCCCAACAATGCTAGATAGAGACTTAAACCCGTCGCTAATATCCGAGGTGAATTTCTTCATCTCGCGACGAGACGCTTCTATCTCGTTCTTAAAACTCGCAGATTCGAGAGTTAAATTGACGAGAAGATCGGCAATCTTAGCCATTGGTTAGCCTTTGAACTTGTCGAGGAAATCGCGCAGTCTTTGCGCCATCGCATCGACTGCGGCGGGATACTTTGCTTCTGCTGCTGGTCCGAGGAAAGGCTTAGGTGCCGATCCAGGATGGTCTACTTTTGATACGAGTCTTCCGAGGATGTTCAGGGCTTGTGCGCGTTTATCAGCAGTTCGAAATTGAAAGCGATTCTCAATCTTTCTATTGTTTCCAAATACTGAATTCCGTATCTCTCGATTGACGCCCTTGGCAAACCGACCTCCTGTGATGAGATGCGGTAGTGTTCCAAATTCAACCAGACGTCCGTACCACGCTTTCTTTACCGATACAAAGAGCTTCGCTGTGGCTTGGCCTTTGGATGTGTCAAGTCGTGTGGTGTAACGGATGGCGTTTGCCAAATTCCCAGACTTGCTATGAACTCTTGAGCGTGCATCGTCCCGAATAACACGCGCACCAGCACCGACGGCTTGACGCATGGCGTTAGCCTGCAACTTGCCGGGAAGATCGCGGAGCCTAGCATCAAGTTCGCTTAGGCCCTTGATGTTCCAGTTGACGTTTCCGCTTGGCATTTTTGATCTTGGCTTTTAGTTGTTCGAACTGTGATGCCTTGCGTTGACGGTCTTCATCGACCTTGAGCTGTGGGAAGAATGTTCCCGGCGTTGCGTCTTTCACCCAGACCGATGCGATGACGCCCGCGCGGTAGTCTGCGAGCTTGTCCCGTTCTGACTGCCGTTCGAGGAGCAGATTGATACTGGCCGGGCCGTGGCTTAGCCATTCAGCCTCGCGCATCCCGAAGTCGTTTCGCCCTATCGCCCAATAAGAATTTAGGTTAAGGATGCGACCGGTTCGGGTACGGGAGGGTCCGACTTCATTTCCTTTTCGGTCGGACGCTTACCGACTAAAGCCTCTGTGATATCGAGGGACCATTCTCTGTTCTGCATGATCCCTCCATAGTCGAGGAAGTAGTTCTCGATTTCCTCGTACGGGAGATCCTTGTCAGCCCAGAGACATCCTGTCCATATCAGGAGTGGAAGAGTGTCGAGGATCTCGCCATTCTGGAATGCCTCGATGGCGTCCACTCCCTTTTCTGCCTTCAGTCGCTTCAAGGAGCGGTTCGTGAAACACAAAAACCGCTCCTTGCCTGCGAAGTTGATCGGTATCTTCGGAAGTGCGTGATGTTCAGTCATGGTTTAGAAGGAGTGAGAAACATCTCCAGTGACGATGACCGAGAACTGCAGTTTCTTTGGTCCGTCGACGGGGTTCTGAACGGTTCCCTTGGTGAAATAGCCGGCGAAAGTAACCGTATCGATCGGCGTGGTTCCGTCGTCTTCGAACATCTCGATCTGGAAATCGCGAACGGTGTTGCTGGTATCGAACGCCAACTGCTGAGAAGCGCTTGCTACGAAGTTGCACTCGTAAGCGACCTCGCCGTTGTCTGCAAGGCGCGAGAGAATGTACTCACGCGAGGTCGACTGCATGTTGGTGACGTCGTACTTCGGGCGATCCTGCGTTGGTGTGTTTACGTCTTTTGCTTCGTCAATTTCAACGAAAGCCAGAGGACTTCCCATTTTGACGGAAAGTTTGGTTCCCAATCCGCCAGTTGCTGCAGATGATACGTAAGGCATATTGCTCTCCTTGTTGTTTCCGCAATTAGCGGTGGGTTAACGAAAAAGTCATGGTCCGTAGAAACGCTCTCTGTCCGGCGTATTCGTAGATTTCGCGAGCGGTTTCATCTCCGGTAAGCTTGGTCAATTTAAGGACGTATGTTCGAGTATCTGGAGATGCGATTGCTCCCATTGGCCCGCCGAAATTGATGAACCCATTCCTCAGCGCCGTCGCGACGGTTTCGAGACTGTCAAACGTGTGCGCCATGATGTCGAAGGTTGCGGTTATTCTGATAGGGCCGCTGGTGTTCGCCTGAGCCGCTTCGCTGGTATCAAAGTTCACCATGTACGCGATAGCCGGAAGGGTTGTACCGACTGGAATCTGGGCTGGATGTACGGATACTCCCGTATCGGTAGCAGCCTTGTACTTGATATTTGCGTGGAGCATTTAGGGTGTAGTCACTTCGCGGCACATCAGTTCAATCTCTTTGTTCCGCTCATCTTTATTAATGGGAGGCTGCGACAAGTTGAAATAGCGGCCGTTCCATAGAATTCGCATATCGCTGGTGATTCCTGCGTAGTAGCGAATGACAATTCGGTGAGTAACTTCTGATCCCGCCTGCCTGCCCTGTAATCCTTCGCTACCAGATAGTGGCTCTATCGATCCCCAGACCGTCGCAAACGTGGAATAGTTCGGAAGCTCTTCGCCGCCCGTTCCTTCTGTCGTGTCGGGCCGCTGAATCGTTAACTTGTTTCTTAGTTTTCCGGCTTGCATAGCTTGGTCGCAATTGCCTCAGGGAACCAGAAACAGAGAACCGTATCCTCGATATGGAAGAGGTCCATCCCCTCAGACAAAGTATCGAGGTAATGGGCGATCCCAGAACACGTCGGCTCTCGGTAGTCGTGCCACGCGATACAGCCGGACTCCTTGGCTAATTCGAATGCGGCCTCGGTGTCGTTCTTTACCGTGTCGTAGTCATGACCACCATCGATAAAGACAAAGTCCATCGACTTGAGATATGGCATGTAGGAGAACTTCTTAGAGTCACTGGTCTTCACGTCTATGCGCGATTCGTACTCAGTGCCGTTGAAATCAAACTCAGGATCGCGGTAAAGGTCGAGCGTCGTAATCTTTGCATCCGAATTTATGGCCAGGTTTAAAGCTGTCGTTCCCTTGCAAGTCCCAAATTCGAAAATCGCCTTCGCATCGACTGCTCGAATCGCGCTGATCAGCAGAAACGTTTCTAGCAACGACGGCGCTCCACCTAACGAACCCCGGCGAGGAGGAATTGGCAAGGTGACATTGCCGGATGCGAGCGTCAGTAATTGGAAAGGTCGGATGTGATGCATCATGTTAGTTGTGGAAGAGCATCGGTTCGTTCACGATGCCGCTTCTAACCCCGTCCCGTTGCATCTGACACCCAAAGGCATAATCAGCATTTGCAGCCATAGACTTATGCGGCTTTGCTTCGAACGATTCAAACCGAGAAGCTTTCACGATGAATGCCGTCTTGATCGAGCGATGAATCGGGCTTTCCCAAATCCTATAAGCCGCTCCGCCTGCGGCCGGGCCAACAATCGGCATTCCGCAGAGAACAAACTCCCAATTATTCTGATAGGCTGCGGTTAACATGCGCTGGGCGAACTCCGGAGCGTAGTAAGTATCATCACAAGGGAAACAGTACCAACGCCCGCGCGCGTGATGCTTGACGGCATACTCTGCAGCCCAGAAGCAATCGGAAACCTTGATCTTCCCCGCCGTCCGAACATATTTAAACCGCTTATCCTTGATAGACGCGACAATGCTTTTGTGTTTCGCTGCAATCTTTTGATCCGTTGCATTGTCGGTGACGATGACTTCGAAGTCTTGACGCGACTGCGCCTTGATCGACCACAAGCACACTGGCAATAATTCAGGTCGGTTATACGCTGACACTATGTAAGTCAGGTCGGGAGAGTTCTTTCGCATTGATAAGCTCTAAAAATCCTTGCGGTAATGATTCAGTCGGGATATGCAGTCCGACGCTACGATGGTTCTCGCCATGAAGGCGGCATACCATCTGTCCGGTTCCGTCGATCGCGCTTCTGTTGCTGATGGCCTTCGACGTTCTGGCTTTTGCAAAGAAGATTCCATCTTCGGCGAATGCAACGTTCTCAGGCCACGGATTCCGAACCGCATACTCTTTGCGGTAGCAGAACGTCGGACCCCATGCGTAATCCGGAGCGCCTTGATACCTCGTCGCGCATTTCTTCACTTCATCCCAGAACATTGCCGAGTGATATCCGCCAACCTCAAGCCCTGATTCGATAAGAGCAGTGACCTGGTGAGTTACCCGCGTCGGCGCGGACCAGTCGTCGGAATCAAAGTGGACGATGATCTCTCCGCGCGATACCTGAGTCGCGATATTTCTCTTAACTGCCAGGTTCTTAGCCGGACTTGCGAGATAGACATAATTCAACTCACTGGCGGGAACTAATTCCTCAAACCAGTCGCGACAGCATTGCTGCGCATCGTCAATGACGACCAGTTCTTTATCCGCCCAATCCTGCCGAACATAAGACTCGATCGCATCGCGCAGCATTGGCCTGCGAATATGCGTTGGGAGGACACAGGAGACCATTACTCTTTCGGCCTCCAGAGCTTTGTCATCCAATCTTGCTCCCATCCCAACGCAAGAAAGAACTCGACGGGATGCTCTTCAAACCGCCCGCGGGGGAGGGGTCGAACCTTGTTACCCTTGATTTCGTAGCTGCATCGACCCACTATCGCATCTCCCAATGCTGTTCTTTCCCGACTAAATCATCATATGTGTTGGGGACAACAAAGGGCGGGTTTACTCTTCCATCCGTCACCGGTTCGCGGTTTTCGTAGTACTGAGCGAATGCAAAGCGAAGCAACTGCATCACGCCTTCATTCTCATCAAGACTCATATCGAGGCCGGCTGAAAATCCAATCTTTACTGGATAGCCTGATTCAAGCGAATCGCTTGGCCATCCCTTGCTGGAACGAAGAAATATTTTCCCTGGAGTGCATCCAGTTTCAGTGATGAATATGTCGGAAACAATTGCAGGACTGGCGGTTAGATCGTGCAAAGTCGTTGCGACCGTTTCGCCCTGCTTCATATACCTGATGTACTTCACTTCGATTAATGGAGGATTGAAAAATTCAAGCACATATCCATAAGGGAAACAGGGGAGTGATAACTCGAATGTCTGGATCCCGATAGGCTTGAAGATTGACCTTTCGACATTCCGACGCGAAGCAATGAAAAGCCGCTCTATGTATGTTTGCTCTTCGGTATCAACTGGACTCCCTAAATTAAAACGCGAATGGATTTTTTCATCAGCCAACGACAGAGGTTCAGACGACGGGCCATCGATATGCTTAAGTCCATAGTCAAGCCCATACCCGCGCTCGTAATACATCCGGTTTGCAGGATATCCGTAACTGTAATCGTATCCGTACAAGGCAGGCTCCTACTTGGTTTCGCTGGGTCCGACGACTTTGGTTTTACGGAGTTTGGGTAAAAATCTGGGCCGCTTTTTAGGACGGCCCAGGATGGAGGTGATAAGCGATTTCAGTTTTTGAAGCATCCGAACTAGAACGCTCCGTAGACCAAAGCTTCCGAACGGTAGACGACGAGCGCCAATCGCTCCTCGCACAATATGGCAACCATATTTTTCACGAAAAAGTCGCTATGCTCGCGGCTTACTTCGACGGTTGACTGCATGCGGTCATACAGGTTCGCTGCCAGTGGGAAGTCGCCGGCGAGGAAGTGACCAGCGGTAATTGATTGGCTCGACACGACCGGTCGGCCCCAGATATTCGGGACGCCCATGTTGTGGGGGTTAGCGAAAATGTACTCGCCGCTTGAGGCGGTTCCCGTGGTTTTGATCAACTCAATGTCGTGCCAGTCGGTCGGATTGAATACGAACGCGCTAACAAATGCGTTCGCGAGTTCAATCTGCAACATGGCATGACGGAGCTTATCGATGTTGGTGTCGCCGACGGCGTTCAATCCGGTGTCATATGCGGTGGCCTGGGTAATCAGGCCGTTGAGGTCGCCCGCTGCTCCTGTTCCATTCAGCAACTGCCGCTCTTCTGCCAATTTCAGGAAATAGAGCATGCGGTTGTCGATGTAAGCCTGAAGTGAAGGCGCGTCGTCCTGGACCTGTCGTGATACCGGGATCCAATGGCCGATGGTCTGAACCGGCTCATAGGCCAGGGCGAAAGCGAGTGCCGATTCCGGCTTGGCGACGTTCTCAGCCGTGAACGGGCTGGATCCGTGGCCTTGCGGTGCGGCATTGTTCGTCGAAGAGCTTTCCTTCACGAACTCGATCAGATTTGAGGTTGCCGGCAGAACCGTCAGGATATCGCGAACCGACAATCGCTGACTGAGCGGCTGGAATATACCGGCGACGCGCTGCGGAGGAACCAGTGGCTGATTCTGGCCAGTCGCATTGACGATCGCCGTCTTGTGGAAGCTCCCG